ATCAAATATCAGCTCGAGATCGACAAGGTCTGATACCTGTTTATCCCTGACCGCGTTTTGGCTTGCGGCCGTGGTTCGGCTTCGAGCCACGGCCTTGTCCTTGGGCGGTCTTCTTGTGAATGGGGTCGCGGTGGATCGTCCCCGTGAGGCTCTTCTTGACCTTGTTCATCAGAGGAGACGGATCGCCATGGCGCCGATGTTGAACTGAACGGTGTCGCCGGTCTGGACACCCACCGGAGACGTCAGGGTGCCGGAAGCAAGGAAGTTGCCGCCCGTCGAGGCGTCCCACACTCCGAAGTGCGTGATCGTCTGCGTTGACACGTTCGTCGCGCTGGTGGTGATCTGAACCACCGACGTATTGGTAATCTCCCGGCCGCCACCGGAGGCGTTACCGGCTGCGGTGAACGAGGCACTGGAGACGGAGGTGCGCGTCGCACTGCCGGTCACGGTCGTAGTGACGTCGCTGCTGGTGCCAAGCGAGCCCGGGTCGCCCGTGTGAATCGACACGAAGACGTTCGACAGAGCGGTCGGGAACGAGGTGCCCTTGAACCAGTTGAGCACCTTGTCTGCCAGGTATTGCGAAAATGCCATGTCGCGGAATAAATCGTGGAGAACCCTGGTCTGAAACTCGGGTCAAGGCGACTCAATACCCATATCCGGGTCGCCTTGTCACAGTCATCGTAGCGACACTTGGCGAGCTGCCGGACGCTACACCAGAGATGCGGAAGGTTTCCTTCAGGCGGCCATAGGGCAGCATTGAGCCAGTGATCGCACCCGACATGATCACCAGGGTGAGACTAGGCAGTGCCGTGCCACCTGCGGCGCCATCGAGTGCCTTGACCTCGCCGCCACCCAGTAGTCGGCCAGAGAGCGGCGCAGACCCTTCAGCAGCGCCCAGCAGCTTGATGAGCGCCAGCCGGAGCAGAGGCTCCGCAACGAGCGTGACCAGACCGGCGAGCAGTACGAAGCGCTGCACAATGGCGATCACCTCAAAGGGTGTCGCCTGCCATTGATCACAGCTGATCGTGAAGTAATACGTGCCGGCCGGCAGGTGCTCGGACGGCTCCGTGTGGTCGTGCGCGTGGATCGGGAAGCTGTAGCCGAAGCCGTTATGGTTCAGCGGGATCTGATTGCGGTCGCCATCCAGCAAGCCGACACTGAGGTAGCGGTCGGCATAGGGGTTGATTGGGGTCTTGGCGATCCCGAGCCGTGAAGGCCCCCGGGTGACCACCTTGAAGAACAGGGTGGAAGCACCGGTCTGTGAGCCCAGCTGACCGCTGAGGCTGACAGAGAGGTTGTCAATGACCCCAAAATCCCGGCTCTTGGCGACGCCGTTGTAGCGAACGTATTGGGGGCGGAGGAATGACGGAGAGGTGTTATCACTGCCTCCATACGCGCGGCGCAGGATCTCTTGCAGTTCCGATTGATCCAGTGCAGCCATCGCTCAATCTTCTGCGCTGACTGAAGAGCGCTATGAAGACCATGCTAATGATTCCAATCCAGGTGCCGCCGCACGGTGATCAGTCGCACGGCGGTTCAGTTGCCAGCTCGGGGAAACGGCAAAAATCCGAGCTCCTGGTGAATGAACCCCTGACGCCGTTCTTCTTCGGGGTGTTCTTACCATAGCCAGGCCGCCAACGCAGTCCCGGCCGGACCGAGCGGTGCAGCATCGGGTAGAGGTCCTTGCGCATACGCAAGGCGTGCTCCCCGCGCACGCGGACCTGCATGGTCTGTGAGTTCAAAGCAGGGTTGAAGTAGCGACGAGGGACCGCCCGGTAACCCAGGTCGCCCAGCCAGGCGCTGATCAGCTCGCAGTCAGCCTTTGAGTAGCCGCCGGTGAACTGGACGTACGTCGGCTTGAGGGCGGCGCGATCGATCCATAGGGAAGCCAGGCCCTGCATGCCGCAGAGATCAAGCACGGGCCGGGAGAGGGTGTACTCATCGCGCGGGTACAACATGTCGTAGACGTGATACAGCCCTTCGCAATGCAGCGAGACGCGGTAGTCGTCGTAGAAGCCATCGCCCTGAACCACGTCCCACACGGCCTCAACAGGCCCGTCATGGTCTCGCCGCAGACGCCGCAGCTGGTGATCGAGATAGGTGCGCTGGACCTCGCCTCTACGCAGGATCAGCCACGGCTTGCGCTTGCGGCCCTTGAGCTCGATCTTGCCCCTGCCGAGACAGTAGCTCAGTGCGGTAGCTGCGAATTGTATGGACATCAGTGGTCGTTCCAGTGAAGAGGTGAATGCGGCTCGGCGGCGCATAGTCCGCCAGGGTGGAGCGGATCTTGGCGGCGCCCTCGGGCGTGAAGTGCAGGCGCGGCTTGATGTAGTCCGGCAGGATCTTGCTGCTGGCACCGGTCAGGGTCTCGAGCCAGTCGCTGATCAGGGCCGCCTCTCCGGCATGGCCGCCCACGCGCTTGAGTTCAATGGAGCCGTCTTGCTGCGGTCTTGCGCCTTCCGCCCAGAGCCAGGCAGCAGCCCGCCCGCCAAGCATCTCGAGCACCAGGGACGTGATCCTGCGTTCGCCGTGGGGATAGAGCAGGTTGTAGACCGTGCGTAGCTTGTTGCTTGAGACCCGGAACCGCAGCACGGTGGTGGTCTTGCCGGTGGAGCGGACCGCCGTCCTGTAGGGAACAATCTGGGCCCTGGTGGGCATGAAAACCCGGAATTCGGCGACCTTCTCCTCGAGGAACGCCGATTCCCTGACCCCGGCTGTCAACGTTAATTGGACGTAACCCCCGCCAGGACAGCGATATTGGACGAGGCTCCCGTCGGCAAGCAGTAAACCCAGCAGGCCGCGTACGTCTACGGCTTCCAAAGTTTCTCCCTACAAAACCACACTATAGTGTGCTGAAGGAAGCGGTTCGCCCGCTTCTTCGCACCTTGACAATTTGGAGCGTTTCATCCCATGTGGATTGATAATTCGCTGCGGCTGGCGGCAATGCCCGTCGACGCAGCAATCGTTGTCACCTAGTCAGGTAACTGGCTAGTGAGAACCGGGTGAATTCAGGGAAACCCTAACGTCAAGTCGAGGGCAATCCTGAGCGAAGCCAGTCAGGCGTGACTGGAACGTGCAGAGACTACTGGGGGCGGTGCGATCTCACCGCGTAATACCAGATCAGCGCCCGGCACCCGTGAATACGGGTGAAGAGATAGTCCAATCCCACAGGAGACTGTGGAGTAATTGAACGATTTTCCGAAGCTGCTTGGTGCCGAGCTTTATCGGCCTTAACGACCATCGCTTATCCCTCTGAACGGCGATGCGTTACATGGGGCGCCCATGATGAAAGTCATGGGGCAACTCCCGTCAAATTCGGCGAACCCCTCGAGGTGGGCAACGCCGAGCCAAGCCCGTAAGGGAAGGTGTAGAGCCTGTACGGCGGGCTCCGTAGCGTACAATCCGTGCGCCGGAGAAGACACAGGGCATGAACGGATGAGCGACAAATCACGCGATATGGTCAGGTCTTTCCTGATCGGCAGTCTCCTTGGTGACACTTACGCAAGTGGCACTTCGTACCAGTGGTGCTGGGGGAACATCGACCGTGGTTACGTCGAATGGAAGGCCGGCTTCATTAGGAAGCACCTTGGCCTACCCGCGCGCGTCAACGCGGTTCAGGGCCAGAGCTGCCGAGATGGAGTCATCTATTGCTTTAGCGCAGCTAATCGCAAGGGTCGGCTGCGCATTTATCGCAACTGGTTCTACGACCCAAGCGGTCGTAAATGTATTACACGCCGCATTCGCCACTTGGACCACCCTCTAGGTCTAGTGGTCTTGATCCTTGACCAGGGATCATGCCGCGGCGGGGTGACCATGGACCACAAGACCGGCAATTATTACTATCGCAAACCGAGCATCAGGATTCACCTGAACGCTTACAGCGAACCAGAGTTGATCATGTTTCAAGCTGCAATGCTCGAAAATTTTGGACTCGATACTACGCTGCAACGAAAGAGCAAAGGCTATCTTGACGTGTACTTCAATACGCGCCAAACCCAGTCGTTGTGGCAACTGCTGCAGCCCTGGATGCCTGAGATAGATTTCGCTCGTCGCAAGTTTCATCCGCTCATTAACCAGACCACAAACGCGCATCTAGTGAAACGCCACAGGGGCGTAGAAATCACTTAACGCGGCGGCGAAAGCCGTAGTGGTAAAGCACCCGAGTTACGTCGTGGAGATGGCCGTCGAACCGGTTGAACGACAGCCGCCTTGCCGGGTGACCGGTAAGTGAAAATCCGGTGAATTGCTGGAAACCCTCCCAAGCCTCAAGCTCGCTACAACGTAGTCGGTAACGACGAGCGTGAACGCCAAAAAGAGCTTGAGTGGGCAATCAGCAGCCAAGCCTCCTGGGGACAGGAGGAAGGTTCAACGACTAGGTCGTACCCTCCAGACCGGAGGATGAGGGCCACTAGCGCCGGACTCCCCATAGGGAGAAGATATAGTCTAATCTATCGTGATGGAAAAGCGATAGCCAAACCTTGCATTACGCAAGATTGTGTTGTCCACGATTTCGCCAAACAACCCGGACAGACTGTACAGCTTGACCGTTAAGTAGCGGTCCTTAAATTCCGTGAATTGCTGGAAGTCCTCCATAAGTGGATAATCAGCAGCCAAGTCCGGCCGAAATGCCGGGAAGGTTCAACGACTAACGCCGAGCCTGACTACCGCAAGGTAAAAGGCGATAAGGCGACACGAGCGCGGAACAGCCCTACGGCTGATGAGATAGTCTGAACTTGCGGGATGGTAAACCGTAAGAGCCAGGGGATAAAGAGCCCCTGGGATAACATTTTGTACCGCTTCTGGGGTGCCCCTGGCACCAAAGATAGCCGGGAACGTACAGCTGACCAAACCCTCGGCACAGCATCTTCGCGCAGTATCGTAAAGGATAAGGTCCTTGTTACTCTCCGTGAGTACACAGGACCCGCTGATCCTACCGATCCTGTTGCACCCTCGACATTCAAAATTGCGAGGGAAACTCTACTTACCGCCCAGCGTATGTTGCTGGATACCGGTAATCTCAACGTCTTCCACCAATCGATCGGAAGTCTTACACTTCTGGACGATTACCGTCGGTGGCGCGACCGCGTATTCTGTGATGAACTGTTCAAAGCAGAGGCAAACGGCGCCGCCGATTCGACCCGTGGTGGCTACTACTATCCGCTGAAGAAAGCGAAGGCCGGCTCTGCCCCCTTCCTGACTTACGCGGCTGGTGAGTCCGCCAAGTTCGATGTCAAGACCGACCTCCTCGAGGTGGTCAAAGACATGCGTAAGCGCAACGTGCCCACGTTCGCTGACGGCTACTACCGCTGCATCGCGGATCCCACCGCGATGATGCACCTGCGTCAAAACGATGCGTTCCGTGAGATCGCTCGTTATGCAGGTAACGGGATGGTCAACCCCATGC